CTCTGCAACTTTGAGACCGAAGCAGATGTTTAATCCAACTCAAGAGGAATAGTTGGAACCATTTAGTCGCTCGTGCGTCCGATGTTTCAGGTGGCGCAGAAGGTACACGGTCGTTATTTGACGACAGAGCGAATATAGAGCATCGTAGTGAAAACGTCAACAGGTATGGATGAAAAAAATCAAGAAATTATCGAGAAAGTCTTAGCCTATAAGCTGGAGGAACATCCTACGCTTCCGTCGCCAAATAAGCGGCAGCGCCTGGAGATGATCGAGAACATTGGCCCTGAGAAAGTACTCGACTTGTTCTTGATGCGGGAGAACAAGATTAAGGCGGAACTGAACGACCCTATGCGGTATGGCCACGAGCTGCCGCACTGGCCGGATGCCGATAAGCTGCTAGGCCGCTACAATGAACTGGTCGTCCTTGGTGGGAACAGAAGTGGCAAGACTGAGTTTGCCGCCAAGCGTATGGCCCAAGCTTTCATCGGCACTGACCTGAATGGACAAGCCCCCGACTGGGTAAAGGAGCGCCACGGTAAACGCAACATCCGCATCTGGTGCTTACACACGACCCACATGACCAGCGTCTCTGCCCAGCAGAACGTCTTCTACAAGTACCTACCGCCTGAGATACGCAACATTAAGCGCACTAATCATACGCAGATTAGCTTTAGCCAGAAAAACGGCTTCAGCGACAATACGGCGGTGTACATGGGTAACCAGATCTGGTTCCTCAACTACGCCCAAGACATTAAGGTCGTCGAAGGTGGCGAGGTGGACTACGTCTGGTGTGACGAACTTGTCCCGCAGAACTGGCTGGAGACTCTTCGCTACCGTTTGGTTACCCGCTCCGGCAAGCTCATCGTCACCTTTACGCCGGTGCAAGGTTACACCCAGGTCGTTAAGGAGTACATCAACAGTGCCAAGGTTACGGCTACCCGCAAATCTCCATTGTTACCCAATAACAACGTCCTAACCGTCCCTAAAGGTGAAATGCCCTATCAAGCGGAGAACCTTTACGGACGACACGCCTGCATCTGGTATCATACCGAGCTTAACCCGTACAACAACTGGGAGCGCATGAAGCAGGAGCTTTCGGGGCGCTCTAGCCACGACATCAAGATCCGCGCTTATGGTTGGGCAGATCAGACGGCTGGCTCTGAGTTCCCTATGTTCGGTGACCATAACCTGTGGAAAGGTGACGCTGAAGAGGTTATTCCTGAAGGTAGCAACTACATGGCTATCGACCCAGCCGGTGCGCGTAACTGGTTTATGCTTTGGGCTAGAGTAGATAAGTACGGTATACTGTGGGTCTACCGTGAATGGCCCGATCAAAGCTACGGTGAATGGGCGTTGCCAAGTGATAAGCCTGACGGTCGAGCTGGCCCGGCACAGAAGGCGGGTGCAGGCCGTGGAGTCAACGAGTACACCGAGCTTATCTGGAGCCTTGAGACTGCCGGAGACAAGCGTGAGATGATCGTGGACCGTTGGATTGACCCGAGAACGGCTGGAACTGAGACGATCACTAAAGACGGCGGTGTCACCGTGCTTGATTTGCTTAGTCAGGCTGATAATCCGCTCATATTTACGCCTGCCGCAGCCATGCCAATTGAGGAGCGAGTGCTATTAATCAATGATCTTTTGTCGTGGGATAGAGAAAAACCAATGGAAAAAGGAGTAAACCATCCAAAACTAATGATACATGAGTCTTGTCAGAACTTAATTTATAGTTTAAAGGAATGGACTGGACAAGATGGACAAAAAGGTGCTAGTAAAGATCCTATCGACGCTTTAGGCTATATGGTTGTCATGCAGCCAGCCTATTTTGGCGGCTTAGATTGGGAAAAACAATCTAAACGAATGTCTATGACAGGAAGTTATTAACATGATCTCACCAGTTGACCCTTTAGCTATTGCTTCTGATACGCCTGACATCGGCGAGCTATTGAGCGAGTACAATCGCTCAATGATTAACTCGTCGCAGGGTAATCTGGTCACGAAGTTTGATAACATCCGCTTTGCTCGGTGGGCAGGACAGACTGATGACGGGAAAAAGCATAGTGATTCCCGTCCAGAAGGCAGCCCGGCTTGGCCGTTTGAAGGTGCAAGCGACGTTCGTAACCGCCTCATCGACTCATCTTGCAACGAGCTTTCCGCTCTGCTTGTTACGGCCTTCCAGCGTGCAACCATCCGGGCGTCTGGCGTAACCCTCGACGACGCGCCGGTTAGCGGCATTGCGACGAACCTTTTGCACTGGATTCGCGACTCTAAGATGCCGCAGGAGCTTCGTAAAGAGGCTGAACTTGGGGCGCAGTACGCTTTGCAGTACGGCTGGAGCGCGTTCTTTGTAGGCTGGCAACAGAACATCAGTAAGCGTACACAGGAGATTACCGCTGAAGAACTTTTCCAGATGGCTGCGCAGGCACAGGGATCTGTGTTGGCCGAGCTGCCACAGATGATCTTGGACGCTCCAGATCAAGCTGCTGCGATACTTCAAGCTGCAATACCTGACTTGGACGCTTCGGAAGCCAAGCGTATGGTTAACGAGATGGCTACGACTGGCCGTGCGACGTATGACCAAGAGTATGTTAGCCGCAATCTTCCTGAGATCGTTGCGCTCAAGCCCTGGGACGAAATCATCGTTCCGCCAGAAACGGCTGACTTGCAGCGATCACGGGTCATCTACCGTAGGACATGGATGTCCGAGGTTGAGTTGCGCGAGAAGATCACCACAGAAGGCTGGGACCCAGACTGGGTTGAGCGTGCGCTTCAGCAGATCGGCAAGAGCAGCACCTTCTACAACATCAACCTGCTCCCAACAACGACCATGTTGGTTTACAACGGCGTAAACTACATGAACATGGTGGAGGTTGTTTATGCTTACACGAAAAGCCTCGACGGAAAAGCTCCCGCCATCTACTTCACCGTTTTTTGTCCGCAAGCTGCGTCCAATCGAAAAGAAGATGCAGCCTCGTGGGCTATCCATCAGCGACTTGATTACGCTCACGGCGAATACCCGTTTGTTGAATTCCGTCGTGAACAGTTGCGCCGCGCTATTACTGATACTCGTGGTATACCCGAGTTGGCTAGCACTGATCAAGACGAAGTCAAGGCCCAGCACGATTCGATCCGGGATCATACTGCCTTCTCGACTTTACCTCCCATCAAAGTCGTCAAACGAATTGGTGCCATCAACAAGGTGGGCCCAGGAGTACAGTTGCCTGTCGTAAGCCCAACGGACTACAGCTTCATGGAGCCGCCTGCGCGTGAACCCACGGTGGCGTTTAAGCTCATTGAGCGTGTGGAAGCCAATCACGCTGCGTACTTCGGTACAATTAATGCGTTTGTGCCACCGGCCAAGACGCAGATGTTGCAGCAGTTGCTCGTCAATAGCTGGCTGCTTAGCTGGCGTAACATCTACCGGCAGATGTTTGCGTTGTGCTGCCAGTACATGAGCCCGGAAGAGATCCTGCGCGTCACCGGCGGACAATTGCCACAGAGCTTGTCCGAAATACACAACGAGTTCGACCTTAACGTCCGCTTTGACGTGATGGACATGGACAAGGAGTACATTGCGCAGAAGATCGACTTCCTTACCAAGGTTGCGCAGCTCGACACGGGCGGCGTGCTTAACAGGACGCGCCTTACCGAGATGATGATCCAGGCCATCGCGCCTGAAATGGCAAGCGAGCTTATCGTCAACCAACAGCAGGCCAGCGTGCAAATGTTCAAGGACGTGCAAAGTGACATCGGCATGATGCTCCTTGGCAACGAGGCGTTGTACCAAGAGAACGACCCAGCTGCACAGACTAAACTGCAATACGCGCAGCAGGTGCTGCAGTCTAACCCAAAAGCGCAGGCTGCGTTGCAGCAAGATGAGAATTTCAAGGCGCTGTTTGAGAACTACGTTAAGAGCCTGCAAATGTCAGTTATGCAGCAGCAAAACGCGCAGATTGGCCGGATTGGCGTAACTCCAGTATCTCAACAACAGTAGTTGTATGCCTGAGTTGAACTACAATTTTACTCCTCCAAAGAACTTTGATACGCCTCTTTCAAAAAAAGAGGAAAAACAATATCAGTCGTACAAGAAGGCACTTAAAGATAGGGGCAATGAAATAGACTATGATCTTCGTGGATACTGGAAGGAAGAAGGTAGGTTTATCCCCGTTAAAAGCGCATTAGATGAAAGTCATTTTACAGACAAGTGGAAAAAGCCAAATCATCCCGGATTCAGCAACGAGTCCGTGTATCACAATTCGATAAACAAGGATGGAACTGTAAATATTGGAGGCCAATGGCTTGTTGGCCCAGATGGAAGGGACACTTATGTTCCTCCAGCAAAAAGATACATGGATCCACAAGAGAGAATGCTTATTGATTACTACTTAACAAGAGATGCAGATCCTGCTGTTGGCGCAGGAAGGATGTTGAATCCCGCGCTTCTTGAATACTACAAGTCAATAGTGCCACAACCTCAACAATGACGGAAAATCAAAAGGATGCCTTTGGCTTTTCAGGGAAGAATAATACCTGGAGCGAAGTGCTTAAAGTTATCGAGCAGTTGCAAGAACAGCACTGGATGATGGCTATAAGTAAAGACTGCAAGGGAGAAGATAGAATACATTCAGCAGGTCAAGCTGATGGGATTAATCTTACTTTGAGCACGCTTATTGAATTAAGAAAGCAAGCAAGACAATTAAATGGCTTGACTAATAACGAAGATTTGGCATAACGCCACTAACGGGCTAACCAGCGTTACTGGTTTGATTATATAAAGGACTTGCTACCTATTAGCATGAACGAAACACAATCACAGCCTGACGCCGGGAGTCAGGAGGCAGGAACGACACCCGTTGCACAAAAACTCGGTTTGCTGGATCAGCAAAGTCTTAGTGACTTGCTTAAATCTGGTTTCCTTGACGAGAAGGAGGCAGCTCCGGCCACACAGGAGAAGGCGGAACCTGAAGTTGAAGCTGAGGAGCCAATTGTGGACTCGGAAGCTGAACCTGAGGTTGAAGCCGATCAGCCCATTGAAGAAGAAGCTGAAGCTGAAGAAAGTTCGTTAAGCAAGGGCGTACAGAAGCGTATCAACAAATTAGTTGCTGCGAAGAAGGCCGCTCAAGCTGAACTGGAAGCGCAAAAGTCGCGTTTATCTGAACTGCAAAGGGAACTAGAAACTGCAAAGTCTTCGGCCCCAGCAAAGCAGGTGGACGTATCCGATGCAGTCGAACGCTTGTCCACCATCGAACAGGTGAAGGAAGAGCGCCAGAGAGCGTTGGATGTCATTTTGTGGTGCGAAGAGAACCCAGATGGAGGAGTAATTACCCTGCCGGATGGAACTGAGAAGGATTTAACCGATCAGGAAGTTCGCAGCATGAAACGATTGGCAATTCGGCGCAAGGAAATCGAGCTGCCAGCCCGCGAAGAGTACCTGCAACAGCAGACGTACGTCGAGGGTGAAGTAGTAAAAGACTTTCCTTGGTGGAGCAAGCCAGAGACTGAGGAGTATCAAACTGCTCAACAGATTCTGCGTGAGTTCCCAGAGCTAAAGAAGCGCAGAGCAGATTGGAAACATGTTGCTGGATTATTAGTTATGGGCATCAAAGCCTACGGCGAAAAGAAAGCACAGAAGAAACCAACTGCACCGATCAGACGCGCCCCTGCACAGCCGTCTATTAAAGCGGCACCGGCAAGGACGACCCAGACGGACCTTCAGAAAGCCAAGCAATCGTTCATTCGGAACAATTCAAGAGATGGGATGACTGACGTGATTAAAGCAATGGGACTTGTGTAAGTCCTTAACAATCAAACTTAGTTTTACTCTTATTTATGGCTATTCTTACTGAACCCCAACTTAGCGGTCGCGGTCTACGCGAAGATCTGATGGACATGATTGCGCTCGTTGACGCAAAGGACACTCCTTTTACGTCGATGGCTCGCAAAGGCAGCAAGCCCGGGAATATGTACTTCCGCTGGCAGTCTGACTCGCTTCCTACCCCTCAGGTAGGTGGTGTGGTTGACGGCACGGACGTTTCCACCTACGACAACTACGTCGTTGGCTACCGTGCTGAACTCGCGAACTACGCACAGGTGTTCCGCCGTGCAGTGCGCGTGTCCCGCCTCACTCAGGACATCGCTGATGTCGCAGGTGTGCGTGACGAACTGGCTGACAACGTCAGCAAGGGCATCACTGGCATCAAGCGTGACATGGAAGCGACCTTCACGTCGAACCAGCTCTCGCAGCAGGACAACGGCACGACTCAGGCCTACCGCACCGCTGGTGTGCAGACCTGGATCAGCACCGCTGGTACTGGAACGCCAACTCCCGGAGACATCCCTTCGATCTTCCGTACTCCTTCGACCTCGATCCTCACTGGCGCATCCAGCGGGTTGACGGACGCAGGTGTGCAGGGGCTTCTGAAGTCGATCTTCGACCAGACTGGCCACTACACCAGCTTCGATGCCATCGTCGGAACTGACCTGAAGCGTGCTTTCACCGGCCTGCTCGGAACCACGGCTCTGACCACGGTCAGCAACTCCAGCAACACGCTTGCTGCCGGTGCTACCAAGGTGCAGACTTTCCAGCGTGACGCTGCGGCTGACACCTTCATCCAGAGCTTGGACGTGTTCCAGGGTGACTTCGGAACGGTGCGTCTGCATCCTTCCACGTTCATCGGAACCGTGTCCGGCACGACCTGGACGCCAACTCCTTACAAAGGTCTTGTGCTTGACATGAACCTCATCGAGGTTCGCTACGGCGGAAACGTCGCTAACGTCACTGCACTGCCAGATTACGGTGGTGGCCCTGCTCGCTTGATCGAAGCAGTTGCTGGCTTGGTTGTCGGCAACCCGCTCGGCCTCGGGAAATTCGACTACTCCTCCTAGTAGTTGTTGATCGGTGACACCTACCTAGTGGTGTGACAGCCGGAGAGACGGCATGTGTCCGTTCCCGCAGTATACTAGGACGGATCGAACGCCGGAAGCCCGCTAGGCGTGACTAGCTGGAGAGACAACTGTCGGCAACGGCCATGAATCGTTGTGGGGAACGCACCTCTTAGTGGCGTGACACCTCGGAGAGACGGGGACAATTTTACTATGATTACAATCCCTACTGACTTAGTGCCTCAGCTTGAGCAAGAATTGCGTAAAGGCTGGCAGAAGAACCGCATTGAAGCGCAGGTTCAGGCCAAGCAAAACGAGAAGATCAACCGTCAGCGGCATAAGTCAATAGAAGGATTGGGTCAGCTTACAGCAAGGATTCCTCCCACTGCGTATCACTTCTGGGGCCAAAAGCTCGGATATGAGTGTTGGAACGATAAAGCGTTCATGGATGAATTTTTGCGTGACAATCCCGAGTGTCGAGTCAATAGTGGAGGGACTAAAGAAATCCACGTTGGCTGGACACCAACCAATGTTCGTTCCCGTACCGTTTATCAATGAAGACCGTTCCGTTTAGCGACATTCTTGCTTCTGTCTGCCAACTTGTTGGTCTGGATCGCGCTACGCTAAACGATAAATCTTTCGGCGCAATACGCGACTTCACAAGTCGCCGGTTGTCGGTTGTGTGGGATCGTGAAGAGTGGCCTGATGTGCAAAGATACATGTACACATGGCCTGGGATGCCGGTGTCGTCGATTGAGTCCGGGCTAAACATTCTTGCTACGGAAAGTAACATTCCGCTTTCTACTGAAGATGACCAAGACTTCTTTACCGAAAACGACCTCAACACGAACACGACTCGCGTTAACTTTGACACCAACTTCAAGCGTATCTACCTGCAAGACTTTTTACACGACAGGTACAAACTTGGTACAGTTGGTGAGTCGTATGTAAAGTTCTTGAACCCGTTCTACGGCTCCGCAGACGACGGTCCACTTACTTCAGTTGGCGAGAACCAATATAACTTCACTTACTCAACAGCTACTGACAGCCTTGGCGAATACATCACAAATGTTGTGATTGAGACTGAGTTCACTAGCACCAATTACTTCACCTATAACGGCCCGAATTCGCCATTGACGACCAAGGTGTTGTTCATGGACAACCAGCAATTGTTGATCCAGATCCCAGAAGGATCATTGCAAGGCTTGGCTATTTATACGAACGACCCAAGGCAGACAACCAAGGCTATTCCGCTGCCATTTATTGCAGAGGACTTTGCCGATCAGACTCCGCAGGACTTCGGTGATGACGTTAACTACCTGCGCACATTTAACACGTCGAAGCAGTTTGTGCAATACAGGCTGACGCCACCGCGCATGTTTGGCGTGAAGCATGACAACACATCAGTGTACTCCACGGGGTCACAGATTTACTTTGACCTTGGCCAAAATAGTGGCAGCTACAGCATTAATGACAAAACCAGGGCAAGCAATGGCAATTTCTTTTTTGCTACAACAACTGTAATTGCTGGTGTTACACCGGCCAATCAAACCACGGACGTTTGGCAGCAGGTTGAGATTCCAGCTAGGTTCAGGGATTACTTGGCTAACTCTGTTTCGTCTGACTTTCTTAAGTCTGAAGGTCGCGCTGATGAAGCCGTCGTGCTTGAACAATTGGCTGAGGCTGCAATCCAGCAGCAGATTGACGTTCTTATCCGCCAGCAAGCGCAGAATCAGCGTCTAAACATGGCATACACTTACTAAAATGATCACAAGATTTTTAAGAAAGCGGAATCCAAATGTGGCGCTTGATGTAAACAAGAACTTTGCCCGCATTCAAGTCAGGGGAAACTCTCAAACATTTCAGTACAAAAAGACAGACATTCCAGTTTCTGCTAGAATATTGACACAAGCAGATGATTTTCTTAATACTGAAGCTAGTCAGCGCATTAACATTGGATAATCCATGAGCATCAAAATTTCTAACCTTCCAGCAGCCGTTGCTGTAAACAATGAGGATCTTGTTCCGATTGTCCAGAATGGTGTTACCAAAAGAGCAACAGCAGTCTTGGTGCGGCCAGCTTATGGAACTACCGCTAATACCGCCTGTGAGGGTAACGATGCTCGTTTAAGTGATTCTCGCACGCCAACTGGTGCCGCAAGCGGTGATTTGACTGGCAACTATCCCGGTCCTGCGCTGACGACGACTGGAGTTGTTGCGCTTACTTACGGGTCAGCAGGCGAAGTTGGTCAGTTCACGGTAGATAACAAGGGGCGTATCACAAGCGCGGCTGCTGTTGCAATTACGCCTGCCGCCATCGGTGCGCTCGCAACATCACAGCTTGGATCAAACGTCTCGACGTTCTTGACTACGCCATCGAGCGCAAATTTAGCTGCCGCGCTTACAGATGAAGTTGGCAGCGGATCAGTTGTGTTTGCAAGCGGAGTTGTTGGATCTGGGTCTGCTGTATTTGCAAGCGGAGTTGTTGGATCTGGATCTGCTGTGCTTAATACAAGCCCAACGATTGCAACGCCTACAATTTCGACTCCTACTATCAACGGGTACATTGAAGGAAACTCCGATATCGGCGTTGTGGGGGCATCTGCGACCCTTAGCATTGCCAGCAGCACCGTGCTTACTGCCACCCTTACAGCCTCAACGGCATGTACGTTTACAATGCCTCCAGTAGGTGCTGGAAAGTCATTTGTGCTTTACTTAAAACAAGCACCAACAACAGGAAATGGAACAGCTACGTTTACGGGTGTTGCTTGGCCCGGTGGAGCTGCACCAGTAATGACTGCCACAGCTGCAAGGCTTGATATATTTTCCTTTGTTTCCGATGGAGTAAAATGGTATGGAGCTTACATTAAAAATTACACATACTAATGTTTGCTAAATCATTATTTGCTTTAAGCTTTTCTGACACTGCCCCAATAAACGCAATGGTTGTTGCGGGTGGAGCTGGAGGTGGCTTTGATGGCGGAGGAGGTGGTGGTGGAGGTGTGTTTTCGCAAACTAATTTTGCTGTTCCAGCCAACATTACAATAGAAGTAATTGTTGGCGCTGGAGGCGGAGCTTGTGGCTTTGCTCAAGGCTCAGGATTTAGCGGTTCAAATTCTTCTTTTTTTCAAATCTTAACAAGCGGTGGCGGTGGTGGTGGGTCAAATAACTATGGGCCAGCTTTATCTGGTGGCAGCGGGGGCGGTGGGCCGACCAACTCTGATTATCCTAATGGCGGCCTTGGAAATGTTCCTGCATTAACTCCAGCACAAGGAAATAATGGCGGAAATGCATTTATTGGAGGCGGCGCAGGAGGTGGAGGAGGCGCGCAAGCAGTAGGAGCAAATGGAACGTCAACAGCAGCAGGCGCAGGAGGCGCAGGACGATCTATAACAGTTGCAGGCACCGCAACAACCTATGCTGGAGGAGGAGGAGGAGGCATAGTTGGACTAAGTGCAGGTGGAGCAGGTGGAACTGGAGGCGGTGGAGCTGGGGCAAGAAGCACAAATACAACCGCAGGAAACGGTACAGTCAATACAGGTGGAGGTGGTGGTGGTGGATATAATGGGTTTGATAATATTTCAGGCTCAGGAGGATCGGGAATTGTTAAAATTTGGTACGCAGGCACAACACCGCGTGCAACCATTACTGGAACAGGTAATACCACTACAACTGTTTCATCAAATACAGTGCACACATTTATCACCTCTGGAACAATTACATTTACTTCGTAAGTACACATTAATAGTATTGCTGTTGCAGTACACTTAAAGCTATGCCAGACATCAAGATCTCACAACTTCCTGTAGCAAGCATTGTTAATGACAATGACATTGTTGTCTTAAACCAAGGGGGCGACACAAAGACCGCTGCAAAGAGCCTTATTGTTGCTGGACTAGCAACAACAGCTCAACTATCTGGACTTAATAGCGCACAGGTCGAAGCCCTAGCGTCAGCACAGATTGCTGCCATCACGCCTGCTTCAATTGGAGCTGTAGCAACTAGTGATGTCATTGCTATCAGTAACGGTGGAACCGGAGCGACAGACGCTGTTAGTGCGCTGACCAACCTTGGCGGGATTACTTCCGCTCAAGTGCCTGCGTTTGATACACAGCAGCTAAATGCTTATGTGCTCAAGTCTGGCTCGACGATGGAAGGTCGCCTTGTCATGGCGGCAACAACAGATCAACCAAAAGCCAACATTGGAAGTGCTTTGCCTAGTGCTACAGTAAACTCGACTATTGGCGGCGACCTTTGGATTAGCAATCAAAGCAAACTTACATTTTCTCCAACCACAGGAACTGCTGTGGCTGTTGCTGGGCTTACTCAATCCAACCAATTTAATCAGCAGCAAACCATTGGCGCTGGCACAGCGGTAACCTCGCTTGTGGTTAGCCCAAGCAGTACGGGTCGAGCTGCTACGTTTGCGGCAAACAGCACTGTTCCTGCTGTTGCAATTACACAAAGCGGCACAGGCGCGGCGTTGTCTGTGGATAGCAAAGGAATCTTGTTCTACGACAACACGACTCAGTCTGGAGCAACTCGTCATTACGCAGTAGACTTAGCTGCCACATCGAATCAAGCCGGGACTTCCAATACGGGAGTTACACCAAACACGTTTACTTACTCTACTTTTAGTGGTGTACAGGTTGATTCTATTTCGATTTCTGTTGGCACCCTTTTGCTTTTTACTGCACAAGCTGATCCAAAGCAGAATGGGCCTTGGATTGCAACTACCGCAAATGTCTCTGGAGTATCTGGATTTGTTTTAACTCGCCCCACTTGGTTTAGTGGAGCAATTGGACAAGCAGTCACAATCAGTGTTGGTCAAGGCAACACAAGGTCTGGATACATTTACACCTGTGGGAAAGCCACAAACGGGTTAATTACTGTTGGGTCTAGTGAGATCGTTGTTTCAGCTGTTAACTACAACCAGAACGCGCTTACTACAGCGCAGATTACGGGATTTGCGACCACGGCACAGCTTGGTGGCTACGCGACCACTTCGCAGATTGCTGGAATCGCCTTCACCTCACAGTTGTCTGGCTTTGCCACAACGACACAGCTTGAAGGCTACGCAACCACAACGCAGATTAGCACGCTTCAGCCTGCACTGACATCTGCCGCGCCCCTTGCGCTTTCGCAGGGTGGCACAGGAGCAACGACTGCTGTTGCTGCGTTGTCTAATCTCGGGGCACTGTCTGCTACGGCTGCTGCTGGCGGAGATCTGTCTGGCAACTACCCGAACCCAACGGTGGCAAAGCTGCAAGGTATTTCTGTCACCAACGCAACTCCGCTCGATGGGCAGGTGCTACAGTACGACACGGCAACGTCAACTTGGATAGCGGGAGCAGTGCCAAATGGTGGATCTGGTGGTGGAGGACAGATGTTCTTCTTCAACTACAATACGGCAGCAGACGCTCCAACAACTGGCCTGCCAACAACGCCAACGATTGTTAAAGAACTTGGACGTGTATCAGACACGACTGGAACTAGTTATACATCTGGTGATTTGTCTACAACTGGATATGACCTAGTAGTCCACTTTGTCACTGACGTTCTTGATCCGAATATCACAGCCATTCCAGCCGGGCTGTTTGACTTCAACTTCTGGGCGTCATCAACTGGAACTACGTCAAATGAGACAATCGTCCAACTTAAGGTCTTCAAGTATGACGGCACGACTGCAACACTACTTGCCACATCAGACGACATCTCGATTTACGATCCAACGGTAACTGCACAGTACATCGCTTCGGTGGTATTGCCGCAGACAACTGTTGCGCTCAATGATCGTTTGTACATCCAGTTCTTAGGGAAAGCCACACAGAACAATAAGACGATCACGTTTAACTTTGGCGCAACACAGCCTTCGCACGTTCACACAACTATCCCATCTGTGGGCGGCAGTGGCCTCGTAAAGGTCATCAATGGCGTGTTCCAGTCTCCTGCATCGAAGCTACTAAATGAAGATGTAGCTACCAACGCGGCTATCTCGCTGAGTAAGCTAGCCATGTCTGAAGTAAGTGTCCTTGCAGGGAACGGCTTGACTGGTGGGGGCGATCTTTCGACTAGTCGCACGCTTGCACTAGCTACTACTGGGATCTCTGCCATCACCGCAGGGTCATCCTCGGTAGTGCCTGTTATTACGACCAACATCTACGGTCAAATCACCGCACTTACGACTGAGGCCATTGCTGTTGGCGGATCTGGCACGGTAACGTCCATTACGGCTGGCACTGGTCTTACAGGTGGCACGATCACGACAGACGGCATCATTGCCCTTGAGACTGCTGGTCCGGGGGTGTTGACGAACGTAGGTTCCAGCGCAGCGGTGCCAGTCATTAGCGTGGATGCTTATGGGCGCATCAGTGCGCTTCAGACGGCTTCTTTGTCTCAGCTTGGCGCTGGCACAGTGACGAGCATTGCGATGACGAGCCAAGTGTCTGGCCTGTCATTTACACCAACAAGCGCAATCACCGACAATGGCACATTCAACCTGACTGGTACGTTGGATATCTCCAACGGCGGCACTGGGGCAACGGGCGCAGCAGCTGCTCTTAGTAACTTGGGTGGGATTACGTCAGATTCCTTGAGTGGATTTGCTGTTACCTCACAGTTGTCTGCGTTTACCAATAGCGCCCAAGTGCAGTCTTTGGCGTCTGCTCAGATTGCTGCAATTACCCCAGCCTCAATTGGAGCATTTTCAACTAATGCAGTAATTGCGATTGGCAATGGCGGGACTGGAGCTACTGACGCTCCATCTGCCCTGTCTAATCTTGGAGCTTTGTCTGCAACTGCACCTGCTGGAGGGGACTTGTCTGGAAGCTACCCAAATCCAACGGTGGCAAAAATTCAAGGTAATACAGTATCTTCCACAACTCCATTAAGCGGACAGGCATTGGTCTACAATGGAACACAATGGGAACCTGCCACTACTCCGGGAACAGGAACCGTAACCAGCGTAACCGCAGGCAACGGATTGACTGGTGGCACTATTACTTCCAGCGGAACCATTGCGCTGTCAACCACAGGACCGGGAGCAATTACAGCAGGATCTAGCTCGGCAGTTCCAGTCATTACCCTTGATGAATATGGGCGCATTAGTGCGCTTTCTACTGCTCCAATTTCAGGTGGTGGCGGCGGTGGAACTGGCGAAGGAATGCAGTTTGCGACTGTACGTCATAATTCGGCAGTTACTCCAGCAAGCGCAGGAACGGTTAACATTAGCGCCTGGGCATTAAGCGCAACAACAATTAACTTCTCTGCCACACCTTCGTTTACGTTGGTTCCCGGGATGGTTCTTAATGTTGCCGGATTAAACACAATTGCAATTAGAACTGTAAATAGTCCTACGCAAGTTGTTTTAGCAAGCGGAGCTACAGTGGCAGGATCTGCCACAAATAATGTTACGGTTCAAAACACAACCACAACTACATTTACTGTTAGTCCCGGAGCATTAACTTATGATGGAAGGTTATTGCAGCTTAATGATGTAGTTTTTCTTACAGGACAAGGAGCTGCTGGGGGATCAACGCCAACAGCGCAAAATGGTCCGTGGGTTGTAACTACGCTTGGAGCAGCTGGAGTTTCAGCAGTATTTACTCGTCCTTCTTGGTTTACTGGGACGTTATCTGGGCCAAAA